TACGGGAGCAGGTCCTTTGTTCTCGGGTGCACCGGTGGACATTGTGCTCATGTCTTCCACTGGGGGAAACCCAAGAGAGGCGTCTCGCATACTAAGGGCATCAGGGCTTTGCCCTCCACCCGTGTAATATGTATTGGCGGTTTGTTGACCTAGATTTCCAGTGGTGTCAAGAGGGGCGTTTCGCATACTAATGGCATCTGGGCTTTGCCCTCTACCCGTGTAGTATGTGCTGGCGGTCTGTTGACCTAAGCCTTCAGCAGAGAGTGGCGCGCCTGCTGTGTTTCCAGAAGGCGCGACCGGAGAAGTTTGTGCCACATTAGGGGTCATCGGCTGTGATGGATTTACTGCATCAGCACGGACATACTGATTGTTTCCAGCCGCATCTTTGTAGACAAGATAATCTTTCCCGTCCATGCCAACAGAAAACTGCTGTCCAGTCAAAGCATCCTGACGCATCACCGGAGTTAGGTTTTCAGAAGCAGTACCTACACCGCTTATGCCCTCGATCGGGGCAAGAGACAAGTTTGACCCATCTACTGCTGCATCGGTAGGAGCCTCGGTCCGTGGTGCGCCAGCCTGGCCACCAGGTATGTATCCCTGCTGTTGACCGTAGGTAACACCTGCTCCAGTCAATCCACCAATTGCACCTGCTTTTAACGCTTCCGCTGGCGACATGCCCGCTGCCAAACCAAAACCCGTACCTAATGCTGCACCTGTAAAACCTTGGTTTAAGACGCTGCCCGCCGCACCGGGCATGTAGCCGCCAATGGTCGGAGCAATTGTTCCGCCGATGTAGCCCATAGCCGCACCTTTGAGCACGTCTTTTAGGTTTCCACCACCCAAGGCGGCCACGCCGCCTCCAACAATGGCGGCAGTGGCAGCAGTGCTAAGAGTACCAATACCAAGGCCTGCGGAAACTGGGCCAAGGGCCATGGTCAGGCCAATGGTCAAAGCAATCTTGCCAATCGGGCTTGCAGCTACCTTTTTTACCGCCTTTACCACTGTTCTAGCAGGCGCGGTAACTGCCTTCCATCTGTCGCTGAGATAACTGTATTCCCGCAACCCTGTGTAAGGATTGATCGACCCAAGGCCGCCTGCGCTACGCAGCATTTCAGCTTCTCGTGGATTGATGTGGGCAAGAATGGTATCGCCGTTGCGGCCCTTAGACTGGAGCAGCTTGGCAGCGTCTGCCAAACCACCGCTCTTCATTGCCATGGGTTCTTGTGGTCCGGGGCCCATGGCCTCTGGAGAGACGTTCTGTGCTTGTTGAATACGTTGCTCGTTCAATGCCGCCAACATGGTGGTAATGAACCCTTGATCAAACTCAGGCGGGAAGTCATCTTCATCAATAGCACCCGCTTCAATACCGGCACGGATCACTTCCTTGTACTGGTCGGGGTACTGCATCATGTATTCAAGCAGCGTAATAAACGCCTCTATCTCGCTGGGCTTGAGATTGAGTTCCGATAGGCTAGAGCCAATGGCAGACTTGTATTCGCCAAAGGCCTGCGGATTGGTATCCTGCATGGCAGAAGATGCCGCGTCGTACGCGTCTAAGCTTGAGACGTAGCCCTGTGGGGGCTGTTGTTGCTGCTGTTGCATGGGCATGGGAGCCGCCATGATGCCTTCATTCGCCATGATTATCCTTTCCAGTTGATGCCAAGGGCCGCGTGGGCCGCGCGTCGGGAAAGGACGCGAATATGGCTGTAATTATGTCGCATTTCCCTAGTTCCTGTCTACCAGAAGTGCACTCGCTACTACGTAAACATTGCTTTGCGAAGACGTAACTACCAAGGTATCAAGCTGCTCAAGCACCAAAGGGCCTGCATTCCAGCCAGCCAAGAGGTCTACATACTTGCCGGGAGCTACCGCTTCCAAAGGCACTAGGGGGTGCGTTCCAGACCCACTAGGGGAAAAAGTAACGGTTATGTTGGTGCTTGCTGCATCTGAGTTTGCTATCCAAAGAGACTTAACAATAGCCGTTGTGGCCGCAGGAACTGTAAGTACAGTGTTTGCAGTGGCCGCAACCAAAGTCTTTTGAAAGCGTTTATATGCGTTTGCCATTATTTTCCAAAAAACCAAGTCTGTGCCTGGTCCTTGTCCTCGGTTACAACAGGCGTGTAAGTACTGTTGAGTTGTAAAATAATCTGCTCAAGCGAGCGCACCAGTTGGTTGAACTGCGACGCATCGTAGGCAGGCAATGCGTTGGGCAGTCGGACGTTGGTGATTTTGCTCATCGCAATCCGTCCGGCTGAATGTCAACGCGCAATGTTCCATAGCGCCAATTGGTGTCTATATCACTGCTCTCAATGCGCAAGCTGATCTGTCTTCCGCGCGCGCGAGTGTCCACCTTCTCTGTGTTTGGAGCAATGATGTATGGGTCCAAAGAGCTTGGGCTTGCGCTGGCCTGCGGATAGGGACGCAACAGCAAATGCACTGTCAAGTTACCCTCTTGGTTCTTGAAGTCAGGGATGAACCGCTTCATAAACAGCATCTGCTCGCCGTCGCCAATGTCAAAGTAACCAGACTTGACCAAAGCCGTGATGGCCGTTCCATTGCCGTTCTTACCATCCTCTTGGTTGTATATCAAGGAACGACCGGCTGTCAGGCCGTTGATCGTACTGATACTGGTTTCAGTGCTGGTAGGAGAGTACTCAGCAGCAGTCGGTTTAGAGTAGGTGCCTAAATCCGTCCATGCTGTACGCGCCATAGTGCCAATAGACCAAACATTCTCTAAGTAGTTGTACGTCACAAATCGATCAATGTAGTCCGATGTGTATGAGCAATACCACCAGGTGACCTCGTTAAACTGAGTATTGACGCCGATATTTACCTTGGTGTTTTGTACAACGTTAATGTCTTGGAACACGTAGTCCTGCACTGTACATGCAAGCTTTTTCACTGTTCCGTCGAACATGAAGAAGGCGTCCTTGCCCATCCAAAACGACACGCCATTGACGTCAGCAGAGGCATGCGGGCCTATCAGTCCACAGTTAGCGCCCAGTTGCTGGAAGCCAAAAGTGTAGGGCGGACCGATGAATTGCATGCCATGCAAAGCAGTGTCTGTCCATATGAGAATCTGTCCTCTGGATCGATCGGCAGAGACGATGCGGTTGCCGTCCGTGAGCCGTTGTCCGCCGGCCGTGTTGGTTGCACTCTCAACAAAACTGGTAATGTCCTCCTGATTGGAGAAGCGAACAAACATGGGGTCCTGTGTCGCTGGAGTACCAATCGTGGACTCCGTGCCAAAGCACACCAAGTGTCTGTCCGGTGTGGACACAAGCGCATAGGTGCTCTTTGTGGGAGCGCCAGATATAACTGTTGCACGTACGCCAATACCGGCACTTGTGTCAAACAAATAGATGGACCCGTTCACGAGTTGGCATACGACGTCTTCGCCAAAATTATCAAACTGCCAGACCCGCGAATCAAGGGAGATGGAAGTAGAGGGTGGTCTTGGTGTTCCCCAAGTGCTCGCGCCCCACGTGCCAACGCCCCAGCCGTAGTCCGCTGTACTGACAGCGCTTCCTATATTAATTTGATAGGCAGCATTCGCAGTGCCTGCGGCGTTAACGGTGGACGTGGCAGCAGCAGGAGAAAGGATGGTGTATTCATTGGCATTTGTGATGAACTGAATCTCAAATTCACCAGTCAGACTTGCGTTAGAAATGCCTCCAGGGTTTCCTGTGACGGTTGAGAACGTAACAAAGTCTCCTGTAATACAACCATGCGCCGTGTCATTTACTGTGACAGTGGTAGAGGCATTAATTGTGTCAAAGGTGACCCCAACGGCTGTTCTACGAATAGGGGTGACATCTCCCCACAAAGCACCATACAAAGCGTACAGCTTTCTGTTGGTTCCCACGATCATGTAGGGCGCACCGTCCAAAGCATTCCAGGCGTATATCTCGCTGATCATGCCAACTAAGTAGGCAGCGCTCTCGTTAAATTGTGTCCAGCCGCCTATCTTCTCAGGAAGGCCATAGCGAAAGCGCACGTAGTCCGTGTCAATCCAGCCGCCTTCAGCGCCGTACTCAGTGTTTTGTTTATCTACACCAGGTTTAAGAA